CACCTATATCAGCTACACCCGTAAGAACGGGTTCACAGATGGATGCTTCATCCTGCCAAATGGCTCTCGCGTCTCATTCAAGACATATTCGCAATACTCTAATAACCCAACAATCTTGGAGGGCGCGGAACTAGGCTCATTTGACCCGGAAGGAGTCAATATAGGTGCGTGGTGCGACGAGTTCCTTGGCGGCCCCGAAATGATCGAAACGCTCCGCTTTCGTCTTGCGACTCGCAACTCCAAGATGATCCTTACGTTCACCCCAATCTTCGGTATGACGGACCTAGTAAAGCAATATGTTGACGGCGGGAAAGTCCTAGAGAAACGCCGCGCAGAGTTGCTTGGACACGAAGAAATCCCGACTATCCTTGAGTGCAAGAACCTAAACGCCACCGTCCATTATTTCTGGTCACAAGACAACCCGTGGGGCGGCTACGAGCGCATCAAGGAGACGTTGCAGCACAAGTCTAGGGAGGAAATACTCGTTCGTGCTTACGGGATTGCCAGCAAGTCGCATCACACGAAGTTTCCCAAGTTCAACAAGGCGGTTAACGTGGTTCCTGCGGACACTATGCCAACAAAGAACGTCACCCGGTATCACATCGTTGACCCGGCTGGCAGCAAGAACTGGTTCATGGCGTGGATTGCCGTGGACGCATCTGGAACATATTGGGTGTATCGGGAATGGCCTGGGGTTGACGTTGGAGAGTGGGCTGAATGGAAAAGCGGGAAGTGGGTTCCTGGCCCCGGCGCGAAAGGACAGGGATTTGGCATCCGCGACTATGTTGAACTCATCAAGGAATTGGAGGGCGACGAGGAGATTTTCGAGAGGCTTATCGACCCGCGCCTTGGAGCAGCGAAATACCAAGGACACGACGGAAGCAGCAGCATTATCGAGGACTTGTCCGAACACAACATGGTGTTCATTCCTGCTCCTGGGCTAGATATTGACGATGGGTTACAGGCGTTAATCTCGAAAATGTCATGGGATACAACTAAGCCCATGGATTCCGTAAATAGGCCGCACTTCTACGTCAGCGAAGAATGCGAGAATATCATCCAAGCACTAGGCGAATATACTGCCGAGGAAGGGCTGAAAGAGGCGTGGAAGGACTGTATTGACGTTTTGCGCTATGCCGCCATTGCCGACCTAGATCATGTTGACACAAAGCACATGAAAGTGGTAAATCCGTGTCGCGGAGGGTATTAACCAGCAAACAACATGCACTACAAACAAGCCGATATTGCCGAAAAACACGGGTGGTCACGCGCAAAAGTGAAAAAACTGCGTGATGAACACCTCGAAAAAGACATTCACTGGTGGAAGGAGGAAACCGTGATTTGGTGGAATCAGGAGGCGGTTGACATCATCGAGGACGCCATCACGCCGAAGGGATGCTCCGATGAGGACGAGTCGCCACATGAGGAGATCCAACCGGACTACTCAGAGGTTTTTGAGGCTTTTGTAATTTCCCAGCACTCAAATCCATGCTGGGTTCGCGGGAGGGTTGACGGGGCGGGGGTTGACATCCAGATTCCTAAAAAGCTAGGATCAAAGCTCGTCGGGAAACGCATCAAGATTCGCAAGGCAGAAAACGACGGATTCACTACATATTACCAATATATTCCATGAGCGCGGAAATCGACGAACAAGACGAGGCCATGATCTATACCGAGTATGGCCCTGACGTTAAGGCATTGACTGATGCCTACAACGAGAGCTTGCTCGACCTAGACTCGTATTTCAACGCTTGTGTGCGGTCCTACAACGATCGCAGGAACATTTGGGAGGGCAAGACCGACGACCTGCGAAAGAACGCTCCAAATGCGTTTCCGTGGCAAGGAGCGTCCGATCAAGAGGTGAACGTCATTGGCGAGAGAATCGACACTTACGTTGCCATGATGATGATGGCATTGCAGAAAAGCCACATCAAGGCGTTTCCTACAAGCGTGGCGTCCATGCCCCGTGCCGGGATGGTTTCCTCGTTTATGAAGTGGATGCGGAGCAGCTACATCCCAGACTTCAAGCGGCAGATGGAGCTAGGGGCAAACCACTTGCTCGAAAAGGGGATCATGGTGTCCTACGTCGGCTGGAAGCGTGAAAAGCGCACGTTCCTGCAAAAGGTCACATTGGAGCAGATTGCAGAGATCGCCCCGGCGATGGCACAGGCGATTCTGACTGGCGAGGACGACGCGGAGGTTATCGCTGCTTTGCGGCAGGTGTTTCCATCCGTGTCGGCTAAACGCGCCAAGAAAGCGGTGCAGTCGCTCCGAAAGGTTGGGACTGCGGATATTTCCGTTGCCCGTGAATCCGTGGACTGCCCGATTGTCCACTCTTGCGCCCCTGATGGTGAGGTGATCTTTCCGCCATACGTCACCGACCCGCAGCGCAGCCCATACGTTTTCTGGCGCACGTTCCTTACCCCACAGGAAATCGAGAAGAAGGTGGCAAACGACGGGTGGGACGAGAAGTGGGCAGAGGAAGCCATTACGCGGCTTCGTGGCAAGGACAGCTACTACTTGGACGGAGAGAAGATCAAGTCTCTCGACCGTGTTCCTGTGACCGACGAGAACGACCTTGTGATGGTTGTCTATGGGTTCCAGCGGTTGATTGACGAGGATGATGGCAGCGAGGGTATCTATTGCACCATCTTCCACCCAGAGCTTGAAACTCATGCCAAGTATGAGTTGCTGAATGGCTACGACGACTACCCGTTTGTCGTCACCCGCCTAAGCGACGACCAGAAACGACTGTATGAGACGCAGACTATTTCGGACATCCTCCGTGGGGCGCAGATGCAGATTAAGACGGAGCGCGATAGCCGATGCGACCGGGCAAGCATGGCGACAATGCCGCCAATCATGCACCCGGCAGGACGCCCACCGTCCGATTGGGGACCAGCAAGGCGCGTTCCATATCGCCGTCTTGGAGAAATCCAGTTTGGACCCATCCCGCCACCTGACAATGGCAGTATCGAGATCGAGGTGTCCATGACGAGACAGGCCGACCGCGCCGTTGGGCTTGACATGGAGAACCCGATTTCGGCAATCCGCCAGCAATTCATCTTGGACAAGTTCCTGGATCATGTCCGCGACTGCCTCAAGCTGGCGTTCAAGCTATTCCAACGCATGGGGCCAGATGAAATCTTCTTCCAAGTTACGGGCAATCCAAACCCGCAGACCATGACGAAGGGCGACCCGGACGAGAATTATAGCCTTGTCGTGGCGTTTGACGCGCAAAGCACCGACCCAGAGACTGCCGAAACGCAGCTTCGCAACATGGTATCTTTAGTTCAGTATGACCGGAATGGAATCGTCGATGTGAACAAACTACTGGAATTCTCGGCACAGACGATCAATCCGGTTCTTGCTGACTATGTTCTCCAGCCACAAGAGGAAAGCCAACAAAAGGTGATGAAAAATGTCACCGACGACTTGGCAAAAATCTTTTCTGGTATCGAGGTTCCTGCACAGCCGAATGGTGCGCAGATTGCCTTGCAGATTGTCCAAGCATACGCAACGCAGCCTGATATTGCACAAAGGTTGCAACAAGACGAGGCGTTCGCTGCCCGTATGCAGAAATACGCAGGTGCCTACCAATTCCAGCTTCAACAGGCGCAAAACGCGGAAATCGGCAGAATCGGCGTTGCCCCGTCAGAAATGGGAGGCATGTCAACACAGGGGATGCCACAGCAATAAAGTAAACTATCGTCGGTTTTCATGAAATTCCGGCGTTACTTGATTCGATCCAACCAAATACATCAACTCATGGTTTATGAAAATCCAACAGCGCAAACAGCAACGAGGTAAAAAGATGATGCGGTCAATCCGTATGGCGAAAGAGAAGGGCTTGGATGTCGTCGAGAAGATGCCTAAAGTCCGCAAGATTCGCCAAAAGATGAAAGGCCGAGTTCAAGTAGATTGGTAATCATGGAAAAGCGATTCAAGAAGGTCATTAAAAACCCGCAGACCGGGCGGACTAAAACCGTGCGCTATGGGCAGGCTGGCAAGGCCGCTGACGGAGGAGACAGGATACGCCCCGGCACGGCGAAGGGGGACGCATATTGCGCTCGTAGCGCGAAGATCAAGGGTGATTGGAAGTCAGACCCCAATAGCCCGAACCGATTGAGTCGCCGGAAATGGCGTTGTCGCGGAAGCAAATCAATGAAATGACTTATGACACAACTACGGAAACCATCCATTGAAGAAGCATGTGAGATTCTGCGGGACCGCGACGAGTTCCGAGTGATCCTCCAATACATCCGAGACGAGCGCGAACGGT